GCACAGCTCTAATCCTAAAATTGCACGTCAAGCGCATCTAGCGGCCACTCTTAAGAGTTTTCATCATCGAGGCTCAGGAAGGTCTAGATAGTGAATGGCAACAAGCAATTCAAACACTTTTGGTATCACCACTCAAATTGATAAATTTGTTCGGGAAATCTTTGCTCGCATAGGCATAGAAGCAAACAGAATCTCTCAAGCTTATGCAGAAGAGGCGATTTTTTCTTCAAATCTTACCTTAAGCGCTTGGATGGGAAACATTCCCACTCCCTGGATGCGCAAACGACAAATGGTAAGCCTTTATAACGGACAAGCTACCTATCAGCTTCCTGCCACTTTAACAAACATTGTTGATGTTATCGCTATTCAACCTCAACGATTAAATACAGGCGGCAGTGCAATTTCTTCAACGGTTGCTAGTGGGTCAGCCGCCAATGTCTTTGATCCTAATGTTACAGGCGGATGTACTTTAGCGGATGCAAATGGGTATATCGGCTATGACTACGGCACTGAAAATGAATACTCAGTCACTTATGTAGGTATTCAGCCCTTAAATAATAGCTCTGTCTATAAAATAGCGGTTCAGTATTCTTTTGATGGAACACAATGGATTACGCTTAATTCCCCTGAATTGATTAATTACAACCAAAATCAAGTGGGGTGGATTGTTTTAACCAATTCGTTGAATGCGCGTTATTGGCGTATTTTAGAAACATCAGGCGCCACATTAGCAATTGAGCAATTATACTTTTCTCAACCTCAGTCTCAAGGCCAAGGCGATCGAGCTTTAGGGTCACTTTCCTATACTCAGTGGATGCAACTTGCTAATAAACAAATAGCTAACTATGTTTCTACGTCGTATTTCTTTAATCAGCAAATTAACCCAACGATTACGTTGTGGCCAGTTCCTGGTTCTCAATCAAATATTCAATACACCGCTCTTCTTTATACGGGCTATTTTTACCCCCAAGATGTTGTGTATTTGTTTGAGCAGTTTGATGTTCCACGCAGGTTTTTAGATGCATTGGTAGCTGACGTAGCATTTAGATTGAGTGAAAAACCCTTCTTTAATGTTTCATTAGATAAGGTTATGCAACTAGAAAAAAGACGCGACGAAGCGTATCAACAAGCAGCTGTTACTAACCAATCGAATTCTCCTCTTTCAATTAATCCTGATTTTGCGTGGTTAAGACCATGAGGATTGGCGCTAAAGGAAAATACACTCGTCAAATGCGTTCTAAGCCTAGAGGGCTTGGTGTGTGTGATTACAGCGGTTTAATGGTTCAGCATGCCAAAATGGTCAAGCAATATGAATATGCAGGTATGGGGCTTTACTGGACTGGGTTTTATGTTAACCCAAAGTATCAAGACGTTCCCAACCCTCAAAATTTAATTCCTATTATTAAGTTGGATCCCGTTCCCCTAGATCACGCTCGTCCAGACCCTGTTGTTTATAACGCACAAACCACATCAGTTACAGTGGATTTAGAAGGAATGTCTGGATCTATTCTTTTAACTGAAGAACAATTAAATAATGATATAATTAATTTTACTGGGGTTTTACTTGGTAGTATTATAGTATATATACCAAATATTTTGACTGAATTTTACGCAAATAACAGAACGACCGGTGGGTTTTCTTTAGGAATGCAAATTGAAGGAAATGTTTCAGAACCTTTGGATATTCCAAAGTTAGAACAAAATGAAACAAGCGGACCGTTAGTAGCAAATAATTTTTTAAATTTAAGCATTGTTTATCATTAAGGAGACCTTTTATGGCTGATGCACCTTCTACCTCAAGTTACCTTTTAATGTCATCAGATAGTGCGCTACCTAACAGTCAGCGCCTAACAGCAACAAACGGTATCCAATTAAACTCTGGTGGTTCTGGAGGAACGGCAACGATTACATCAACCGGTGCTCTATCTTCCCTTCAAAATTTAGCCACTTCAGGATTGTTGGTATTTAATGCCACCAATAAGCAATTAGTACCTGTAATTTTGACACATGATAGCTCTATCTATGTTAATAATCCGGTAGGTTCTGGTGGAGATCCTTTATTTGGGGTTGTTCCACAAACCACAGTGCAGTTAATTAAAGCAAGTGCTAATGCTGGAACTTCAGTTGGTGCGTATCCAGAGCTTCACTTTACAGGAACTGGCGGTTCTGCTTGTTCTGTAAGTGCAGATCCTGCAAATAATCGAATCCTTGTTAATTATAATTCCCCTATTGCTGGAACGGGAACCGTTACATCAGTGGGACTTGTTTCACCTAATAGCACCCTAACAATTGCCAACACCCCCATTACAACAAGCGGAAACATCCAAGCTGATCTTCCAGCAACCGGTGTGACCGCAGGCAGCTATACAAGCGCCAACATTACAGTTGATGCATATGGACGCTTAACAGCAGCAGCTGATGGGGCAAGTTTGCCGGTGATTTCAATTAATATTGATACAACAGATGCAACTCCAGTTGCTGCGGGAACAATTGCAATTCCCACAGATCAAAGTGTGTTTATTTCAGGATTTTTAGCAGGTTCTGGCGGTTCAGCCGCTCCTTCAAAAAGTATTGGTTATAACTTTACCGTTATTGCCAATAACCAAGGGGGAACTGTTTCTTTTACAACTGATCCTTGGATTAGCGGGGGAGAGACAGATGCGGGTTTAAACCTAGATGTCGTCATAAACGGCACTGATGTCGAAATTCAAGTGACTGGACTCACTGCAACAACCATTCAATGGGTGGGTTATTACTCATTAGCAACAGCAGGTCATCAAATTTAAGGAAAAAATAAAATGTCAGTAATTAAAAATAACCAAACTTTTACCGATCCTATTCAGATCAAAAATGGGGCGGACTTAAATAATTCAACCACATTAAACAATAATTCTTTGGAATTTTCGTATATGGGTGGCGACCAGTATATATTTATATCTAATACTGTTGGTAATCCAGCAATAGAAATTGCAGAGTACCCATCTAGTAATTCAAATTCAAAATTAACTTCAAATTCATTAACTTTTAACGATAATAATAATCCTACCGATAGTCTTACGATAAATCAGAATAGTTTAAATTTTTTGTATGATGGTGGCTACCGAGAAGTATTTTTAGGTAATTTTGCTGGAAGTCAAGAATTACTTATTGCTGATGCTTCAAATAATGTCGAATCCAAACTTACGGCAACTTCATTAACTTTTAACGATAATAGTACTTTTACCAATATTGAATATAATGTGTCAGGAGTAACTTCTTCTGGTCCATATACTATATCAGCGTCTGATATTTATACTGTTACGCAAGGACTTAATTTAGAAGCTGGAACTACCTGCTCTTTAACTTGTAACAACGGTATTAATTTAAATTCTTACAATTTAATCACTTACTCTGGTTCCTATACATTACCTATATGTTATAGTCATAAAATGGCTAGCACTATCGATTATAGTGGGTTGAATAATACTTGGAGTAATCAACATCAATCCCCTATGTCATTACCAAGTGAATTTTTCAACGCAGCAAATACATTCAATCAATATAAAATTGAGTTTAGTATTAATATGAGACAAATGACAAATCCCTTGGATAAAGCATTAGCAATGTATTTTGAATTTATAGATACAAACGGCGCTGTATATACTCCATTTGTTTTTAACCAACAAACGCCATTTACAAGACATAGCAATGCATCAACATATTCCGACACTTCATTTGATATGATTACTTTTACTTGGACTGATTATGTTGATTTTAGCGGTATAAATGCAACTGACTTAAATTTTTCCCTTTGGTGGTATGGAGACCTAGATAATGTTGCAAAGTTTGATGCTGTTGTGAGTTTAACGAGAACTAATTTAATTTAATTTTTTTGCAATATAATAATGCATGTTTGATTGGTTTATTAGCATTAATAATTTGTTACAGATTTAAATTAAAATGGGGCAATGTGTCGCTTCGTAATGTTAAAAATTGTTAAGTATACATAAATAAAGACTAAGTATAAAAAATCATTTATTATAGTATATATGGTTTTTTTTATTTTGTTAAAATGGCAAACGCTCCGTCTACTTCTTCGTATGTATTATTAGCTAGTGAACCTATAGATTTGCCAAATGGGCAAGTTTTAACGGCTACACCTGGGTTAGAGATTCAATCAGGAGGAGCAGCTGGAAATGTATTGATTTCTCCTTCTTTAGGATTGAATTCAATTGTTCAGTTAAATAGTTCTGGAATTGCTGTTTACAATGCTCTTACTACAACTTTTACAACAACTTCTCTTCAAACAGACGGCACCCTTTATATCAACAATCAGGATGGCTTAGACGGACCTCCTACTCTTGGAGTTCTTGCACAAAGAACTGTTCAATTAGTAAAAGGAAGCGCTAACGGAGGAAGCTCTGTTGGTGCTTACCCGGAACTTCATTTTACAGGCTCAGGTGCTGCAAGTTGTTCAGTCACTGCAGATGCCGGAAACAATCGTCTTGTTGTAAATTATGGTGTTGCTGTAGGAGCAGCTGGTGAAGGTACTGTTACTTCAGTTGGCTTAGAGTCTTCAGGGAGCACTTTAACAATTGGCGGCACTAATCCAGTTACCTCTTCAGGTGTTATAGATGTAAATCTTCCAGCTTTTGGAGTAGCTGGAACTTACATGAATCCTCAGCTTACTCTTGATGATTATGGTCGGGTCATAGGCGCTTCAAGTGGAAGTGGTGGAAATGGTACTGTCACCTCTGTTGGCATTACATCTACAAATAGTTCGTTAACTATTAGCGGGTCTCCTGTTACCACATCTGGAAACATTAATGTTCAAATGCCAGCTACTGGGGTAGCAGCTGGAACTTATACTTTCCCCACTATTTCTGTTGATGGATTTGGAAGAATTACGTCAGCAGTAAATGGCACAGCTATTAGCACAATTGCAGGAACTAACAATCAAATTACAGCCAGCACGGTCAGTGGAAATACGACGTTAAGTATTCCTTCCAACTTTATTGTTCCTGGATCTTTAGCTTTTCCTAATACGGGGCAAGCCGGTAACACTGATTTTTTATCTTATTATCGAGCAAGCAGTACAACGTACAATTTACGTTTTGTATCTCAAGGAAATCCAGGAGCAACGTATGCATTAGGTATTCTTTATGAACGTATAGGAAGTCAGGTTTTTGTTTCTTTAGGAAGCACTTCTAGTACTCCGGCATTAGTGTGTGATTCTGGCGGCGATTATATTTTGTATCCACCAGATGCTTCTTTTGAAATACCATCTTCTTATATCT